TCTATTGCTTTATTTTTCCTGAACCAATTCTCACTTTGAATCTCTCATAAACTTCTTTCCCGTCATCATCCACCCAGTCCAGATCCACTTCGTCGAATTCCATCTCAAGCCCGTACTTCTTGTGGAATTCTTCGTAGCATTCTCTTACACCTACCTTGTCGATGTATTCCGTAGCTTCGTTGAATCTGTCGATTATCTTCTGGTAGGATTTCTGAACGGTCTTTAAGTTACCTACCGTCTTGTCCATCGCCACAAGCATTGTGAGGATGTTTCTGACGGACATAAATATTTCTGTTTCGTACAGCAGTTCCGAAGCGATTTGTGATGCCTTTTCACAGGCTTTGACAGCTTGTTCTTCTTCCATATCACGGAGCCATTTTTTCAAACTGTTATATCTTGTACCGTCATTCGTGACTATCGTTTTTGGAATGATTCTCTGTGATGAAGTAAACGCTGCTTCGCCTTTTGCCATCAGTTTCTGCTGTCTTCTTCGCTCTGCCCTGTTCATGTCTTCACCTCCACCGGAGGAAGGTTTCGTTTCTTACGAAAGTAGTTGAAGAGTGCCAGTGATGCACTTCCTTCTTTCCGGACCCGTGAATGTATAGGAGAGTGTTCTTCGATATCGTTGAGGCAGGAGAGGAGAATATTATTAAACAGTTCATCGTCCTCATATTTCTTGGAAAGTGTGACCATTTTATCTATGACCTCTTTCCAGTAATCCTGTCTCTCTTCCGGTGTCGCTATTTGCTTCCGCAGGTCCCAGTAATCATTCATGAACTGCGTCTCTTTTGATTTTCGAGTATCTGATATTGCGGACGTTTTCACCACCTCTAATCTGCATAGAAATCCTTCATCTCATCGTTTGATGCAGGTACAAAACCGTCCGATTCCGTATCCCATCCGTATATCTTGTTTTCGACTGCGCTGTTCTTCAATCTCTTTGTCTCTTTTTCATACCAAAGTGGTATAAATATGTCCTGATTGCCACCGTCACGATCCTTGGCTATCTCAATAACATTCGTAGCCTGGAATATCGGATTATCTTCTCTCCACCCAAACATCTGCCTTGACAGCCTCTGAAAGTCATTGTTGTTTCGATGGATGATAAACGCATTATCAACAGCGTTTCCGATATCGGCAGTGCCGGAAATGTCATCAAGTCTCAGGAATCCCATCGCTTTTCTCGGATGAGCGACAAACATGATGTGGCAGTGCATTTCCATCGCCAATTCATGAAGCGACCATGTAAATTGTGTCTGTGCTTCGTATTTGTTGTCTGACAATCCCGAGATGTTGAATGCCATCAAGTTATCCAGGATGAGCAAATCCAATTTGTCTCTCTCGATTTTCTTCCGGAACTCTTCTTTCAGTGCGACATAATCATTGCCGTACTTGTTGTTGTAGAGAAAAAATTTATCGGACATCCACTTGGCAATCAGTTCCCTGTTCTTTTTGCTGACGTTGAAATATCCTTCGTACTGAGTAGGCTCTACGTGTGCTTTGCCGGCAGCTTGCAGATTCATCCACCTCATGAAGTTATCGGAAGATAATTCTCCGGAGAAAACGCCGGCTTTATTATCGTTCTGGCAACACTCAAGAATTATTCCGGATACCCATGTTGACTTCGCAGATCCTCTTAATCCCGATACGACAGATGTCGCTCCGACCTTTAAACCTCTCAGTCTCTTGTCAATACCTTCCGTTCCGGTCCGGACAAATGTCTCGTTCGGTTTCGGCATCTTAAAGATATCCATTGCTGTCAGCCATAAAGGCTCGTCTTTTTTAACCTCTATCGGTTTCTTCGGTATCCGAGATTTGGAATAAATCTTCCTCTCATATTCCTGCTGTTTTCTTTCATAAGCATCCGGCTCAAACAGGAGCCTTACGTCTCGCCATTTCTTATCGGCACAAGAATTATGAAAACAGTTAAATCCCAATGCTCCCGATGTGCTTCTGAAGATTACCGCATCCTTGCCTTTATGGTTTGCATCGAACGGGCAATGATCTAGGATATACTTTTCGCCACCTGCGAAACCGACCTTCTGGTAACTCAGATTGTATTTTGTAAGCCATGACTCCAAATCAAATTCCTGCGGTCTGTAATTGTTGTACCGCTGCGGTTCCTCGTTCTTCGGATAATATGAGACAAGCTTCTCAAAATACTTCTTGGTAGTTTCTTTAATGATTTCCGGCACCTGCAAGATCCTGCTCATCCTGTGTGGAGCCGTCTGTGAATCAATACCTTTCTGCGCTCTGGTTCCGTACAGTTTGCAGACCCTGGACGGATTGAAATTCTTCATGTCAACATCGATATAGTCATCCGCAAACAACATGTTCAGCGTCTTCAGTGACATATCAAGCAGTTTCTTAATATCCGGCGTATTCGCCATATGAATCTTGTAGAGTAAGTGATAACCGTTTCCGCTGAATCCGATGACCGGCTTTTCAAATCCTACATTTGCAAGGAAGTGCATTATCTTTCCGCAGAGGATTCTTGCCATCTCAATCTGCTCATCCGTAGACGATGTCTTTGTCGGACGTTTCGGATCGAGATCAACAAGGAACCAATCGTAGCCGATAACATCATTGTCGCTTGTAGTGGCATCCGCATTTCTGACGAAGATATCTCTCTGGTATCTTGTGTAGCACTGGTCATTCAGGGTGTTCAAAGTCATGTAGATGTTGCAGTCTGCATAGTTGTCTATGGCAGAGAAAGCATTCCACAGGGCATCCATCGACCGGAAGTAACCGCTAAACATCTTCTTGCTGTTATAGATCAGTCTGACTTCGAATAGCTGATTGTTCGGTTTCATCACTTGAATGGCTCTTGCCATCTCGTTACCGTTCAAGATTTCGGCACTCATGATTCCCAACCTCCGGCAGCGCTATCGCCAGTGTATGTAGAGGTTTCGACATTTGCATGAGGAGAGAGATAGTTTTCATCTAGATAATCAATATACCCAGAGTTGAAAAATGTAGAGCCATACATCATATATTGCATATCTTTACCACCTTCGGTGAATTCCTTAGAATATCTCTCGATGCAAGTTGACAATACTTCAAAACCTATACGGTAAAGTTTCTTCTTCTGTGTACGTGATACTTGACCTTTACCTTTCTTTTTCGGATACAGTTTCCATAGTCTTTCAAAGTTATCATCCTCCGGATGACCAAGAGTATTAGTATTTTTATTATTTAAAGAGTGTATATTATCTACACTATCTAAATTATTTAATGTATCTGTATTGTTTATATATGGTATTGGTTTGCCCTTTTGGGCATCTCCATTTGCCCTTTTGGGCAAATCGTAGTTTCTACGTTCACAGAATGTTTTTCCTTTTTCCGTAAGTGCGTACCACTTCGTCCTGTCGAAAGGAATTTCATTGTAGTTCCCTGTCTTGATAAGGCCGATCTCTTCGAGATTCTTCAGAGCATTTCTGATTGTCTTCGGACTCATGTAGTAGAAGATTTCATTGAACGCTTTAACACTGTTAAATGTCCAGGTATCGCCATCAAACTGGTTCTTCTCATTCGCTTCGTTCTTGATAATCCAGAAACATATATGCTCGAAGATAATTGCTTCTTCTATCCCTATTTCGGCAGCGAGGTCTGTATCAAATGAATGTTCCATTATCCCACACCTCCCGTCAAGTAATACGCAATCGCCGGACCTGCATCCTGCGGATGGCAGAAGAGGAATTTTACGCCATGATTCTTTTCCATCGACATGCATTGCTTCATGAGAGTCACGCCCTTGGTCGCTTTTGGATACACCTGTCTGCCGTACTTCTGGATAAGTAATCTCGGATTCACCCACTCATGCAAATCTTGAAGATTTGTGATTCCGTCCTCGTTCTCGACAAGAACTATCAGCTGCACACCTAAATCTACGGCATGATCACATTCATCTTTGAACCTGTTATGGTCTTGCGTAAGGTTACCGCACAGTTCAAGGATGTCCTTCTTTGTATCTATGGCGATATTGTATGTTCCGCACAGATCCTCTTTCTTGATTTTGATGCCCCTTTTGTTTTTCCGGTCGATGACATTCTGCACTCTGTCATTCAGAAGGATGTAATCACCTACAGGAAGAGGTAATCTCATCAATTCGATTCCGTTCTGTTCCCAGTAACGATGCTTCAATTCATGTTTGCCGACTTTGTTGCCTTTGTCCTCAATAATCGTTAACGTCAACATCACCTTCCTTCTTTCATCGGAGCACCGACCTGTTATAATCGGTACTCCGTCACATCAAACAAAAGGCAATTCTTCATCAGGAACATTCATCCAATCCTGATTCGGCTGTGCCTGTGGCTGCTGAGGAGCCTGTGCGTACTGAGACTGAGGCGGCATCTGCTGATAGTTCTGCTGTTGCGGAGCGTATCCCTGTTGCTGATACTGCTGTTGCGGTTGCGGAGCCTGCTGATAATTCGGAGCTGGAGCCGGTTGTGCCTGATAAGCATTCTGCGGTGAAGCCGTAGGTTGACTGTTCTGAGATACGGCTTTACTTTCGGCGAATTCCTGTTCTTCGACAACTACATCAGTTGTGTAGACCTTATCGCCTTGCTGATTTGTATAGCTGCCTGTCTGAATCCTGCCGACCACAGCGATCTTGATACCTTTTCGAAGATACTTCTCGGCAAATTCCGCACCTTTTCCAAAGACTACACAGTTGATGAAATCAGCTGTCGGATCGCCCTCTCTCTTGAAACGTCTGTCTACGGCAAGAGAATATCTTGCAATTACCGTATCTCCGTTACGTCTGATATCAGGATCGCGAACGAGTCGGCCTAATAATGTTACCTTGTTCGTATGTCATCACTCTCCTTCTTTTACAACCACTGCTTTCAGAATCTCTTTGATGAACTTGCGGAACTTGGCGTAAGGAACCATCTTTGCAGGAGTGTCAAACCATTCGCCTGTATGTATGTTTCTCGCTGTTCCTGCATTCTTTTTCCTACTGCCGAATTCGGCAAAGTCATTGATCTCTACGGTCTTTCCTTCCTCGAGAAGCCTTGCCATAGTCACCGGGAAAATCTTCATAAGTGTCACCGCTGATTCGACTGTTACCGGCGGCATATCTGTTTTCTTGATGTCTTTCACCATTTCTCTTGCGAATTCACCTGTTTTAACATCTGCCATATCTTATCCTCCTAAATAGATTTCTGTACCTTTATCGGCAAGCCAGAATGACTGCTCGATAAATTCCTGTTCCATCTCAAGTTTGACCGCATTCGGATTGATGTTGTCTCTGCTGAGATGGATAAGTCCCACTGTGCTGAGACCGGGATGCAAAATGCTTCGAATGAATTGCTTGCAGGTCTGTACTTCCATATGTCCGA